ATTTTCATCGACTAGAACATAATTCATTTCTTTTCCTCCGTTGTTGGCGGCGTTATTGCCGCTTGCCAAATAGCGTGGCCGCAGTTAAAGCGTATCCGAATTGCCGTCACTTCGCCTGCCGAGGCGGTAATCCTCGGCGGCTAGTTCGTGCGGGTGTTGCTTCCGAGGCGGCGCGACATATCCACTGCACTTTACGTCGTGATTGATTATGTATGCGATACCTCGCTCCAATGCGAATTGCCCTTGAAAACAGCTTTCCCCGCACTCCTCACAAATCCAATCGGCCCCACCGGGCTGTTCTTTTTGGATAATGTTCGGCATTTTCTTTTCCTCCGTTGGCGGTAAGTGGGGCGCTCGCGGCGCCCCGGTGATTGCCTACTCGCTAACCGTTTCTTCAAGTTCGCTCAGATCTTCTGGAAGATTGTGCTCGTTCGTCATCAACCATCTAGTCGCTTCTTCGTTTGAGACCCATTCCGCCGACGGTGTTGAACCTTGGTATTGTGACGTGCGCTCGATCCAGTACCGCCCCTTACGACTCTTGTACAACGTCTCATGATTCCACTGTGAACCTGTCGCAACGCTGATGTGATGGTGGCCATTCCAACGCGTCGCTTCTTCCCAAGATTCCTGGGCGTTCTCGGTCTTCACGACTGATCCGTCCGACATTCGATAAGTAGACATTTGGTTTCCTCCTGCGCCGAGGCGCATTTTGTGAAAGTTGCGACTGGGAGCCGTCGCCGCGCGCGGTCTGATCGCCGCAGTTGTTGATTACTCTCCGCAACATTTCGGGATGAGCCCCCTGGCCTTCTCGCGCGGAAATTCGACGAGAGGCCGGCCGGCATAGGTCTCTGGCAGTTCGCCTATGTCTCCCATGAAATCGCCGTTGATAAACTGCGCGCAGTGCCCAGGCCTGCGAATACGAAAGAAAGAGCCGTTGCGTAGGCCTTCCTCATGCAGCGCAAAGTAGCGTGGAGTCGGTTTCGGTTTTTTGTTCTTCATGCTTTCTCCGTCACGTAATATTCAACCGTTATCGGTTTAAGCGCGCTCGCTCCGTCAAATGCAAATATGCGCTTAATCCGCTTTTCGCTATCAAGCGCTATCAACATCACCTCTCCAGCAAACGCCGGATTTGTGGCCGGAGTCAGTTTAACGTGAGGCGCATGCGCGTATTCTTCATTGTGCTCGGGGTCAAATATGTAATCTAACAACGTAGGGAAGGTTTCCTTCATGGTCTTCATTTTCTCTCCTCCGTTTGGTTAGTCCAGTAAATGTGGATCGTTCGGATCGAGGTTTGACAGGTCTGCCCAGTGCTCTCCAGTCTCTTCGCCCCAGAATCGGCGATCGGCGAGGCGCTGACCGGCGCCGTTATACTCGGCGCCGCAGTCGCATGTGTTAGCCCACGCCGACACCAATTCAAGAGTCTTGCCGCAATTGCATTTGATGATTTTGAAGTTTGCCATTGTTGTTTTCCCTTCGTGGTTACAGCCCCGGATCGGCGTCTGAAATCACGCCAAATCCATCAAACACGCCGCCGCAGTCCGCTTCATTGAACGCTGGTATGAAGCGCTCGTTGCCGTCCGCGTCTGCATAGTAGATCCGCTTTGACGGATGGCCGCGCTTCGGCTCCGCCTTCGCGCTCTCCGCGGCGATCTCTCTATCGTCCTCGCACAGCGGGCAATCGTCGCTGTAGTGGACACACAATTTCGGTTCTTCATGTTCGTTCATTGTTAGCAACCTCCAGTCGCTTCGTAATAACCCCTTGTGTAAATCGCGTACCGCATCGTCGCCACGTTCAACACCACGTCTGGAGCGTCATCCCCAGTGAAAAACCCGATCGCCGCTACCGTCGGCATGACCTCTTCCCCTAACAGGTTTGTGACCGAAAATGGCGCCTTCCAATTCGCTAGATGCGCCGTCATGTGGTCGAATCGCTTGCGCAAATCAGCGATCTTGTAACCGCGGAACGTATCGCGCTCCTCGCGCGCGGCCGTCGCTTCTCGCTCGCGCTTGATGATCTCTTCGATTGTCTCAGCGGCTGGCGCTGGACCGTCATCGTCGAACAAATCCAGATCAGCGCAACCGACCTTGATCACACTTGGATTGACCAGACCCGCGCTTTCATTCGCGAACAATTCAAAATCGCCAAATCCAAATCCGCTCTGTCTTGTGTCTTTTTTCATCGCTATTTCTCCCCATATGCGCTCTCAATGCGAACGCCGCAGTCGTCGCAATAGAGGCTGTCATCTTCCCAATTCTCATCAGCAGCTATTACCGCTGCGCCATCATCAATGTCGCGATTCGCGCATTTCGGACATAGCACGTTGTTTTCCTTGTCCAGGTAGTAAATCGGGTAACCACCTGGCCAGGCCCAACTGCTCAATTTCCCGTCATCATCTCTTGGTAATGTCATCATCTCGCTTTCCTCCAGGTTATTACTGGCGCCCATCGCCAATCATAGGTAGGTTATAACTTAAGAGAGTACATTTGTCAACTATTTTATTCTCAATAATGCCAACCACTTACGACCATGAACGAAGAAAACCCCAACGGTAATCCCCATCACATCCCACGCAAACGCCGTAAATACTCTGACCAGGATCGGGCCGCCGCCCTGGTCCATCTCGCCTATAACAACGGCAATTGCAAAGAAGTTGAGCGAATTACAGGAATTCCTGATTCCACTATCGCTATGTGGCGCGATGGTTTCTGTAGTGAAGTTGTGCCGGAACTTCGGGATGAAAAAAGCCGCAATCTTGCCGACACTCTTGAAGAACTGGCCTTCAAACTCGCTGAAAAGCTTGGGAATAACGAGAAAAACAGTGGGATTGACCTCGGGATTGTCGTCGACAAGATGCTTTTACTGCGAGGCGACGCCACCAGTATCACAAAAGACGTTAGCCATGCCGACCCGGAGGCCAGAAAAGAGCGCATTCTTCACCTTGTCGAGAAGGCTAAAAAGGTCGCATAGGGCGCGCCATCAGTGAAATATCGTTTCATCGGTTAGAGAAAACGCGGCAAAACACCCTGGCCGAAAAGAGCGTTGATTGAGCCAGCTAGACTTATCACGGTTGACCGAGGCCGAGCAGATCGAACTAGAAACGCTCCTCAATATCGAGGTCAGAACAAGCCCTTACTCCCCGCACGCCCCAACCGAACGCCAGCGGCTGTTCTTTGACCTGCCGAACCTTGAAGCCTTCTATGGAGGCGCGGTAGGCGGGGGCAAGTCGAACGCTCTCTTGATGGGCGCTCTGGAGTATGCCGACGTTCCGAAGTACGCCGCGCTTATCCTTCGTCGGACGTTTCAAGACTTATCGAAGCCAGGCGCTTTGCTCGACCGCGCGCGCGAGTGGTTGACCGGATCGGGGGCCAGATGGAATGAGCAGAAGAAGCAATGGAGATTCCCCTCCGGCTCTGTCCTGGCTTTCGGCTATTTGGAGCAGGACCCGGACGTTTATCAGTACGCCTCCGCGGAGTATCAATACATTGCCTTCGATGAGCTGACCCAATTCTCAGAGCGGCAATATACGTTCTTGTTCTCTCGCCTCCGTCGCCTTGTAGACGCCGACGTTCCGCTACGGATGAGGAGCGCCAGTAATCCGGGCGGCATTGGCGCAGAATGGGTGCAAGAGCGCTTTATTCCCGAGGATTGGACGCCTGATATGGGCAGGGAACTAAAGGCGCACGAGAAAGCCGGCCGCATCTTCGTGCCTGCGCGCTTGGTTGATAACCCATACCTTGACCAGGCCACCTACACGCAATCGCTCGCCGAGCTTGATGATGTGACGCGCGCGCAGCTACTAGAAGGCGACTGGGAAGTAAGGGAGCGCGGTAACATCTTCCCGATGTTCGAGGATGGCCTGCGATCACGGCACGTCATCACCTGGGGCGAATTCGCGAGGGTCTACAAACAACGGCGCGTTCCGGAGCATTGGCGACGGGCCTGCGGTCATGATTGGGGATCTACTGATGGCCATCCTGCGGTTGTCAGCTTGATCGCCAGGTCCGCCGCCAATTCAGGCCTGCCGGGTCTATATTTCCTGTACTGGGGCAGGACCTTCAAGCAAGCGCTCGTCGACCACGTGGCGGAGACCATACAGGCGGAGACCAGGCCTTACCACGGCGCGATTGAGCTATGGCGAATGAGCCATGAGGCTAAGTCGGAGAGCGACACATACAAGGTCAAGTTTGGGCTTCCGTTCCAGCCGATGCGCTCAGGGAAGACGGAGGGGATCGCGCAGATTCGCCACATGCTCCGGATCAGGGAGACCGACAAGCCGCACCCATTGAAGCCAAATTTGCTGGGCCGTCCGTTGCTGTATTTGGTTGTTGATGATGCAGAGATAGTCAACCCAAAGACAGACGCCGGCCTGGCTCGTCACCGGGGCGAGTTTTCGGCGTACCGCTTCGCCGACACTCCGCCGACGCAGCAGCGAGGCCAGACAATACCAGTACCTTACAAGTGGTACGACGACGCGATGGATAGCCTGCGCGGGATCTTCGCGGAGTGGGGGCCGAGCATTAAGCCAATGACCCTCGATGAGCAGATCACGGAGCGCCTGCCCGAGACGTGGCGTGACGAATACCTGTTAACATTGCCGCCGCCAATCGCGCAGGGATATTATGACGCGCGGCGTGATACGGTGGAGGAGATCAAGCAAGAATTGATAGGTAGGCGACGGCCGAAGACGCGTGATAGCGAGTTGACCGAAGACGTTGAAGGATCAGTTGAGGACGTTTTTTAGGGGGAATTATGGCAGTACGAACACTAACCATTGACGAGTATATCGAACTGGCAAAGAAGGCGATCGGGCGCGAGGACGGCGCGGCTGCGGCTGAATGCCGGCAGGTTCACCGGCTGTTGTGCGAAGGGCGCGAACCGGATGATCTGACGCCGTTAGAGCAGATATACGCGGTCGTTTTTAAGGGCGCCACGCTCTCGCAGATCGCGAATGACTACGGGTGGGAGCCTGGGGTAGATGTGCCGGAGACGAAGCCTGCGCAGCCGAAAGGTCCGAAGAGCAGGAAAGAAGAGGAATAGCTATGCCAGCAGCTTATGAAGCGATGCGCGATAAATTTGCGCAATCAATGGGTTATGACGCCGCGCAGGGGAAGGCCGCACGGATTTACAACGCGAAACATCCTGGAGCGCCTGTAACGGGCAAGCATCACAGCGGCAACAAGGCGCACAAGAAGAAGACCACGGCAAAAATCTTGAGTTACGGGCGCAAAAAATAAGGGGGAAATATGGCGTTAGCGCATGAAGAATTCAGAAACCACATCGGGCGAGGCCTGAGTGAGGCGAATCAGTTAATCAATTAC